CAACAGGTAGAATACAGAATCAACCTAATTACTACAAAGAAGTTATAGATCAAAACGGTCCTGATATTTCAGCAACAGCCGAAAGAGATATGATGAAGATGCTAGATAAGATGATAAAAAAAGCAGGATTTAAATAGACGTATGTTTCAAGATATAGGAAAAGAAATAATAACAAGACTCAACGCTACATCAGCTTTCACAACAGCTAATGGTGGTGCTAACAGAGTCTTTCCTGTAATTATACCGCAAGGTGTAACATATCCTTCGACCACGTTCGAGATAACCAACGTAAGCAACTTTATGAGTAAAGGAAGCTCGTTAAACTCTTGTGACGTATCGATTCGGATAGCTTGTTTCGCTGACGTTTATTTAACAACATATAGTCAAGCTAAGGCAGTAGTAGAAGCCTTAGATTTGTACGAGGTGAACTACACCGAAGATGGTGTGACTTATACCGCTAAGTTTAGGTTTGAAACCCTAGATGATGAGTATTTTAAGTCACCTGAAAAGTTCTACAAAAACGTAATATTTAATTGTTTAATAATCAAAAACTAAATAAAAATGGCAATTCAAAATGCAACAAACGTAGCAATTAGAGTAGCAGGTCGAGCAGCAGGTAATACTATAGGTTATGCTACTTCAGCTTCTCTTTCTATCAATATGGATCTTCGAGATTCAACAACAAAATCCTCGGAAGGTTGGCAAGAAAATTTAGGCGGACTAAAGTCTTGGGAATTAAGTGGAGATGCTTTTGTAGATGTTTCTACTGATACTTTTACTGGTAACGATCCATTTATAGATGGTACACCTACTGATTCAACACTTAAAAACATTGGTTCGTTATGGACTACTTGGTTAGCAGGTGACGCAGTAGTTGTAGCCTTTGGTAACAATACTAAAGAGTGGTATGGAAATGCTATAATTACCTCTATCTCAATAGACGCAGGTGTAGAAGAAAACGCAACTTATTCTATTTCTCTTACAGGTACAGGAGCATTAACTGAAGCATAGTATTAACTTTTAAATCCATTAATTATGGCAATCAAAAACGCATCGGATTTATTAGTTTACAGATTATACCCTGTTGCTGTGAAGCAAGTAACTAGAATTAGAGTTAAAAATTCATCACCTTTAGATACTACAGGAAATATAAGACTTAGAAATGCATATCTAGCAAGTGGAAATTTGCAAACAAACTATTTATTATTGACTTGTAATACTAATGATGCTTCAACTGTTTTAGCTCAAATCACTGGTAATTTAACAAGCGTTAATTTTTTGTACACAGCTACTACTGAAGTAGTTGATGGAGATTATACTTATGTTGATTATACAAGTGCAGTAGCACAAGATAATTTAACTATTTATTTTCAAAATGGTACAGCCGATATAGATGAAGGTGCAATAGAAGTTATAGTTTTAACTGAAGGAGAAGATGCAGGAGCAGACGCAGTAGCACATAGCACATCAGCTTCAATATCGTTCAACAACGATTTGAGAGATGTTACTACAAAAGATAGTGTTGGGTTTCAAGAAAACATTGGTGGTCTTAAATCGTTTGAATTATCTACTGACGCACTCCAAGACATAAGTGCAGACCAAGATTTTAATGATTTTTTTGGCGACCTTAACCAACGCAATGAAGTGTCTGTACAATTCTCAGAACGAGGGTCAGGTGTTAAGTGGGAAGGAAGTGGTTACATATCAAGTCTTTCTATGGATGCAGGAGTCGAAGAGAATGTGACTTACTCTGTAACTATAACAGGTACATCATCAGTAGTTAAAGGTACATACTAATAAATAAACACAAATAAAAATGAAAAAGGTAGAATTAGGCGGTCAGGAGCGACCAATCAGATTTAGTTATTTATGCTTAAAGGAAATCTGCAAAAAGTTAGGTTTAAAGCTAAACGAATTAAATCAGTTAGGATCGGAGATAGACCATATCGGAGTTATCGCTTACTTTGGTTTGAAGTACGGAGCGAAGAAGATTGGAGAGAAATTTACTTATAAAATCGCTGACATTGAAGAGTGGTTAGATAACGAAGAGTTCTCTAAGATTAACGAAATATTCGAAGCGTTCCAACTCGACCAACCTCAAGGCGAGGGAAAGTAGTCGAGGGAGAGGAGATAGATTCTGAGCAAGGCGATATTGACTGGGACAAATTAGAGCAAATCGGTTTAGGGATGTTGGGGTTAGGTTATGATGAATTATATAGTTTAACCCCACGTTCTTTTAATAATCGCTTAGAGGGCTTTAAAATGCACCAGGAACAGATGTCACAGAACCAATGGGAACAAACTCGAATCATATTGATGGGGTGCTTATCGCCTCACTCTAAGAAGAAGTTGAAACCACAAGAGGTATTACCTCTTCCTTGGGATAATAAGAATAAGCCTAAAAAAGAGATAGCTTCAAAAGAACACATACAAAAGGTTCTCGAGAAATACAATAAATCTAAATTTAATAAGATATAAAATGGGTGTATCAGTAAAGAC